ATGCGAGGGTCATAATTCGCGAAGTACCAGGCGTCCTTCCCAGTTACCCACATGCTGTACTGCACCTGGGCCATGTACGCAGACTTGATGGCTTCGAAACCCCCGAGGCGGAATTTCATGAAGTCGCGAGACGTGAAAGGGCATTTAAGCTCAAGGCCAAACCCGTTACTGCACAGGCCGTCAGGGGAGCACGCAGTGCGCATGCTCTCATCACGGAACAGGATCGGAGACTCCGTGACTTTCACGTCTGTGGTGAACTCAAACAGGGTGCGGGCGTCTTCCTCGTACTGTTTTCCCCAGGCCAAAGCTTTGGCGTTAACTTCCGGCGCAGCACCGGTACACACTTCGGCAAGGAGCGTAAGGAAATAGGACATCTTCATATCAGTCCACTTTTTGCCAGATCTTGGCTTGGCAATGACGTTGTGCACTTCAGAGGCAGTAATGACGCCGAGCCTTAATTTCGCCCATGCTTCATCGCCTTGCTCTACGGCGGACACATCAATGCCGGTGCGCTCCAGGATAATTTCGGGTGTCATGCGGCCGCCTTATTTTTTAGAAATCCGAGAGCCTTAACCGCCTCTTCTTGAGTCAGTTCTGATGATTCACGAATGTCACGGCGGAATATTTTTGAACACAGAGGCAGCAGGTTGTCATCCCATGTCTTATTCATCGCGATAAGAACGTCGTTAATCTCTTTGATGATTGCTGTTTCTGCCGGGGTTACATCGCGTTCAGGCTGGCGCTGAGCGGCAAAGTTAATACCTTCTTCGCTTTCAGTGTTCACGTGGTCAATTGCAGCATCCAGGCGCTCACGGCGAGGCCAATATTTCGCAGCCTGTTTAACAACCGTCTTGAGGATCATCTGCTCTTCGTCTGTGACCCACGGGCACGATGTGCCTTTATTCTTGTAGGCTTTCCATGCTTCTGAGCGATCTCGGATCGCGTAGATATCAGCAATGCGCATGGTGTGAGTCAGGTAGTCGCCGTCGTCGCTTTTGATAACAACGTAGGCACCGACAATGTCGCCGCGCTGTTCTGCGGTGTCGAAATCGTTGTAAATATGAACCGGTGGCTTATCCAGACCTTCGCGGTGAAACTGATCGTTCTTACGGACAATTGCCGACTGGCACCACTTGATAGCCCCGGATTGCTGTGCGATATGCATCAGGCCCATGTAGCTGATGTCGAGACAGATAGCCCCTTTGCGAGGCACCAGATAAGCCAGCTTCTGAGCCGGATTAAGGGACACGCCGATCCCGGCAACATTCATTACTGCGCTTCTGGTGCTAACCGGATTACCGATGGCGACTTTAGCCAGGTAGTCGTTATTGGCGAAAATCTGCATTGCGAACTCAGATTCACGCCTGAAATTGATAGAAGGTTCTGAGCAAACCTGCTCGAATTCAGCCTTTAGTGGATTTACCAGGCTAAATACTTGTTCGATGAGTTGAGTAGCCATTATTGCTCCTCTTCAATGTTGAGTTGATGTCGGGCGATAACTTCAACCATGTAGCGGACGTTAGCTGCCATCCGATCTTGAAAATCCACGTCATCGTCGAATGCGCGGCTAATCGCCTGTTTGCTGGCGCCGCGGCGTTGAAGTTCGTCGATGCACAGCGATTCCAGCAGCCGGAGAGGGAGACCTTTCTCAAGGTCATCCGCGAGTTCAGATTCTTGCTCTTCGCGCGCCAGCTGCTGGTAATGTGTATTCCAAGCCTGGGCTTCGATCCGGTCTTGAATGTGATAAGCCGCCATAGCTCTCTCCTGAAATTTGGTTGTAAGAATCCCCGGCGCGATGAAAGCCGCCTGATAGCTCAGTTAAATTCTTTGGTTCGATTACCGGCGGAGGCCTTGCCCCAACCCGTTCAGATAAACTTCAACCAGCAAATCGGTTGTGTAAGTGCGCTCAATCCCGCGATGCAGGTATAGGCGGCCGCGTTTATTTGCCGATGCGGTCCAGGTGCTTTCCCGATGTTTAACTAGCATCCCTGGCAGAACGGCGCCGCGGTTAACGGTCTGGGTACCGTAGTGTTGACTAATCATGGAGGGCCTCCATCACAAACAAGGAAACCAGCAGGTATATGGCTATTAAGCCAATACAGATGCGGGTCAGGTTTCGCCAGCACCGACGTGACATACCGCAACGACCATCATCAAATTCATCGTGATTCATATCACCCTCGTGCCTTTTCGCCGGCCAGCGGAACAAGAAAGACTTCTGCGCTAATGGGCGGTGGATGGCCGCCGGTTGTCATAACTTGAGCCACTCGTAAATGACTCCAGGTATGAAAAAGCCGCTGGTTAGGCGGCTATTGATTCCAGTTGTCGAAGTGAGAGTTCCCGGCGCAGCAATGGTCCTTTCCGCGAAAAGCCTCAACCGGCTTGCTCTCATCGTTCTCGACGCAGTAAACACCGTTTATCTCAAGCAGCTCGTAAACACTGCCTACCTGGAATCCATCGCCACCGTCTTTGGTGCAGATGACATTCCTGTCAAAGTACGTTGCCATCGACTTACCCTCTGTAGTTACCCGCTGATGCGGGAGAAATGCTTTGGCGATTGGATGGCCGGCGCTGATCTCCGGCTTACTGGTTAGAGCGCCCGCACTACCAGTGACTCTGTCTTGAGGCGCAGATTGGTTACTGCTTGCCATGAGCGCTGTGAATACATCGGTCGAGCATCAGCCTGCGCATTCATCCAATCCCAAAACATTCCTGCTTTGGTGCATCCGACATTGTCCGCCGCTTGCCCGGGATGCCATTACCCCTTGAGGTCTGGAGATGCCGGGGAACTGAGTTATGCGAATCTCTTCGCTCAACCTCGGATGCAAAATTCTGTTTGTTAATGAGCAGGCGACTTGTCGTCCGCCGCTGGCTAACTTCGCTCAGCTGTCAATGTTTCGTTTCGACGGATAAACAATACTGGCGGTATTAATATATTGCAATACCGCTAGTATTAATAAATCATTAATTAATATTAAGGGTATGAATTTGATGTGATTTTATTTTGTAAATGCCGGTGATATGCTGCAAAAAAATCATTAGGCGGGTTTCAATGGATACCAAAGAGTGGGTTGACGGCCTTCGGTGGCTTAGTGACGAGCAGATTGTTGATTTGCACTTCCAGCTCCAGGAAAAAATCAAAGAGCACTACAAGCAACGCGACATTGGGGATAACCTTGAACGTGCAATTCAGCTCTGTGAGCAGCATGTAGCCTTAGCTGAACTGGCTTTCCCAGCTCTGAGGGCAAAACATAACAAGCAGGCTGCTGAGTACGAAGCTTTGACGGGTAGCAAATACCCGGCTGAGTTTTTCGCACCTGCGCACCATGGGTACCGACAACTGATAACGATCATGAAGAAAAGGAAGCAGTTAGACAGGGTGTCTCAGCTGGAAGAAAAGAGGTTCTCAGAGGGATGGAGAGAGTAGTGGGCAAACAAAAAACCCGGCGCGGTGGCCGGGGTTGTTTGATTTAATGCGGCTTAGGCAGCTCTGGTTTTTTGACGGCTTCAACAATCCTTAGCGCATCAATTGCAGATAACGCTCCATCTGAGGACTTTTTAGCCAAGTAATCGCCAAGGCGATTTGGTATATAGTCGTTCTGCATCCACCTTCTGAATACGCCTAGTGCGTCATCAGGGTAAATCCAAGCCTCTACAGGGCCCGCTCGGTGCTGGGGGAACCAATCTGGATAGACATGAGGTGATTTTGTGCGTGGGCCATATCTATTATCGAATTCATTTGCCACCCAGAATTTCGACCACATAGTGCCTACGCTTATGTCCGGAATTGCAGAAGGTCCGAAATCGAAGTTACCTTTCACCATTTTCAAAGAGAGGTCTGCCATTTCTCTAAACACAGAAAAATAACCAAACGGAACCTGATCATTCATCAGCAATCTTTCATGGAAGCATTCAAGAGCGCCGCGCTGAGGGTTTTCAGGGTCTATACCTACGCTTAAGTAAATGAATCTTCTAAGTTGAGATCCAGCTAACTTGCGAAAATTTGATAGAGCAACATCACGGCTTCCTTGCGTTGCTTCAAATGCGTAATATTCAAGGAAAGCCATACAAACAACATCCGGGAACGCATTCGTCTCAGTCCCCTGAATTACTGTCCTATGGAAAAGGCGGTTGAGATTGAGGCCTTGCTCTTGAAGTTTTTGATCTATGAATTGACCGCGAGGCTTTGTTCTTTCCTCCTCCCAATTTGAGGCAAGCCTTAAAAGTGCGGCGTGATCTACACCACACAATCTAGCCAAACCCCTGAGAGTTAAAAAAGGTGATCCGTCATTCATCACACCCATCTGAATGCCGTCAACGTCAGCTTCTTTTATTGGGTAGAGATCCATCTGTAGCTGGTGACCAGACAGTGCTAGAGGTAAGTTATCCATCTGAAATCCTTATTAATTTTGGTGGTGTCCACCATGCTGTGCCAAGCGATAAATGTTTTACAAGCTTAATAAAAAAAACCTAAGCCGAAGAAAATCAGTAACACATATCAATTAATTTAACGCACTCACACCAGCCGCAGCTTCGTCTCTATAGCAACCCCAATAATCCTGCAGTTACCATTAATCGGCACGAGTGGCCATTGGGGGTTAAGGCCCTTCAGGTACTTCTGCCCACCGTCGATCACTAACTTCTTGAATGTTGCCTCGTTCGAATCAGATAGCTTTGCTATTACTAGGCTGCCGTTCATTGCCTCGCGACCTGTATCAAAGAGGACAAAGGTTCCTTCAGGGATGCTAAGGCCAGCTGGAGCAGTCATGGAGTCACCATCTACCTGCAGCCAGAACGCATCCCCTTGAATATGAGCATCAGATTCAAGCCAAAGATCAATATCTTTGAGTGTGTATGGCTCAACAGCTTCACACCATGCACCTGCCTGTACCTTACTAATTACCGGATATTTTGATCCTGGAGAATAATGCCCAGCGAACGAAGTATTTTCCGACGCAACCGAGCTCATATCGGAGATGTCCTTCGCAAGTGATGGGCTGAAATCAGCAACACTGACCCCAAGAAGCCTCGCAAAGACTGACGCTACCGCCGTATTTAAAGCATTCCTTCCGTTCAGGTAATGGCCGACACCGCCCTGAGAGATATCCAGTGCGTCCGCAATAGATTGCTGAGTAATACCCAGTTCTTTTTTCTTCGCTTCGTACAGGGCTTTTAAACGCTGTGAATCAGCCACTTGAGCGGGGGTGAGGATCTTTTTCTTTTCCATTACCAGATATTAATACCAAAGCTCATATTTTAAAAATACCAGCGGTATTGATTTATCTAATACTTGTGGTATTGTTTTTTGTGTTAACGGTAAGGAGCAACGCTAAACATGAAAATTTCACTCGCTGAATATGTCGACGAGGTGGGTCAAGTGAAAGCTGCTGATGCAATCGGAGTTCACCAAACGGCAATTAGTAAAGCGATCAGGGTTGGTCGTCAGATTTTTATCAACAAGCTTCCTACTGGGGAGGTGAAGGCGGTCGAATACCGCGAATTTCCTCATAGTAAGAAGCAAGAACATCAGGAATAGCACATGCATTCACTTGCGTATCAACACAATACCGGAATACACCCGGGAGCGATGATAAACCGCGCTCAAGCTAAAGCGGCGCCAGACCACGAAAAGATCCGCGATGCGGTCCGGGCTTGGTCGTCGGCGCTGGACAATCAGGACGTGGTCTCGGCGCTCATCATCAACGAATACCGGGAGCAGGGCGGGACCGCCATCAGCTTTCCGGAAGACATCAGTCGGGCGCGCCAGAAGCTGTTTCGCTTCCTGGATAATCGTTTCGACTCGGAGCAATACCGCGAGAACGTTCGTCAGCTGACACCGGCAATCCTGGCTGTTCTGCCGCTGGAGTTTCGCAATCGCCTGGCGCCTCAGAACGACACGATGTCGCTGATCGCTTCTGCGATGAAAGAGTGTGCCGAAGCTAAACAGGCTGTGCTGCTGGACGCTCCAGAGCATCAGAAGCTGAAAGAGGTAAGCGAGGGTATAGCGTCGCTGTTCCGCCTCATGCCTGAGCAGGTAGGGCCGCTGATGACGATGGTCACGTCGATGCTGGGGGTTATGTGAGAGGCATCAGAAAAGAAAAAGCCCTTGAAGCGGTCACTTCAAAGGCCTTCCAAACACTGTGTTACGCCAAGTAACGGGAGTAAGTATGTCAAATACCGCAAAAATTCTCAACTTTCCTGATGTAGTTTCGGGAACACAGGAGCTGCGAGTGGCAGACCTCGACGATGGGTTTACGCGCATCGCCAATGAGCTCCTTGAGGCTGTCATGCATGCAGGTTTGTCGCAGCATCAGCTTTTGGTGTTCATGGCTGTCATGCGTAAAACATACGGCTTCAATAAGAAATCTGACTGGGTCAGTAACGAGCAGATTTCGGAGCTGACCGGCATTCTCCCGCATAAGTGCTCAGCTGCAAAAAGCGCTCTGGTTAAGCGGGGGATATTAACTCAAACCGGTCGTGTTATCGGGATTAATAAAACGGTCAGCGAATGGTCATCTTTACCTGTAAAAGGTACAGAAAAAAAACCTTACCTGAAAAAGGTAAATTTACCTGAATCAGGTAAGAAAAGTTTACCCGAATCAGGTAACGGCTATTACCCAAATCAGGTAAACACAAAAGACAAACATACAAAAGACAATAAAGACAATAGTAATAAACCCCCTAAATCCCCCCGGGCGGTTTCGTTCGATGC